AGGCCCAGTTTCATAGAGACCACTTTACGCCCGCCAAAGTAGTTGGTGTTTACAGGCGAGAAGCTCCAATCATTAAAGTCACTATGGCGTCTGGGCGAGTGATTCGCTGTACTGCAGATCATCTGTGGTCCAATGGAAACAGTGTCGCACGCATAGGGGGACTTTCAGGGTACTTTAAAAAGAGAGGAATTCAAAAGCGTTATAAATACCCTTGGGTTAAGGCGGAGGTCGGGAAATTCCTTCGGTACGCAATTCCTCCAGCTTCCTCTACCAATCTTCCTTTGGAGCGTCTACTAGATGCCGCTTGGCTCGGGGGGATATACGATGGGGAGGGATCGTGTGGCCCTAATACTATAACGATCTCACAGGATTTAGCACACAACCCTGATGTGCATGCGCGCATTGGTGAAGTGCTTCATCAATTAGGATTTGAGTTCACGTTTACAGATGAGCGTTTCCACATACTCGGAGGAAGGGCCGCGCGAACGAAGTTTTTGAACATTTGTAACCCTATACGACGAGGGAAGATTCTTCAAACGATTCTTGGTCAGGTTGAGGCCGAACCTGATCGCGTAGTTAGTATTGAAGCTGATGGTGTTGGCGAAGTTATTAGCATGGAAACGGAGACAGGTAACTATGTCGCTTGGGGATATCTCTCCAAGAATTGCACTCGGTACGCCTTCGTGCGTCACAAGGAGACGGGCCAACTCGTCCTCTTCATCCCTAACTTGGCCCAGCGAATCGTCCTCTCCATCTGGGCCATGCTGGAGGAGAAGGGGCTGGCGATCACGTTCCTCAGTGTGAAAGCGCGTCAGCTCGGGATCAGCTCTTTGAGCGAAATGGCAATCGCCCATCGCGTCCAGTTCCAACCAAACATCAACTCCGTAGTTAGCTCATCTGACCCCGAGAAGTCCAAGCTCATGGCGAAGATGATGGAAATCTGCTGGGACAATCAGCCCTGGTGGATGGTGCCGGAGATAACGGCGCGGCGCGCGGGTCAGTTGATTGAGTTCGGTAAGCAGAATAGCGCGGTGAGTATTCAGCATGGTACGCAGTTCTCGGGAATCAGCCGTGGTAGCACCGTCAACGCTTGCCACTTGAGCGAACTTGTTGACTATGACAACCCCCGCGAACTCATCGACGCCTCTCTCATGGGCGCGAAGCACGAATCCAAGCACCTTTTCATGGCGCTGGAGTCAACGGCTAAGGGTAGGGATAACTGGCTGCACGACGCATGGCGTACAGCTAAGGAACGCTGGCCCAAAACCCTCCTCTACCCCATATTTCTCGCTTGGTTTGTCTCTGACGAGGGTGATATGTACCCCTCGAAGACCTACCTCATTCGCAATCCCATCCCTGACGACTGGGAACCGAAGGCTGGGACGCTGAAAATGCGCGATACGGCTGAGTTGTATGTCCGCACCTACCCTCCCGTGCGCAAATTCCTCGGCAGAGACTGGAAAATGCGCCCCGAGCAGATGTGGTGGTGGGAAAATGAGCGTGATGAAGCTGTCAAGAAGCGCCAACTCACGCGATTTATGGCAGAAACGCCCTCAAATGACATTGAGGCCTTCCAATCGAGCAATATTAGTGCATTTGACAGTGAATTGGTGGCAGAATTGCGCGATCGTGCTCTCGCAACGACTCCACACGTCTTCGCCTTCACGGGCGACGCGGTAAGCGAGCGCCTCTACCCGGATAAACGCGATGTGCGAGGCGATCTACCCGAAATTCCCATCCAGGCACGCTGGCGGCGCGACGTTCCCGCCATAAACTTCAACCTCGTGCCCCTTAAATTCGAGTCCTTTCAGGAAGACCCCAACGGCCGGCTGTACATCTGGGAATTTCCCAAGGAGAACAACGTTTATGTTATCGGCGCTGACACAGCAGAGGGTATTGGTCAAGATCGATCCGTGCTTCAAGTCATCAGACTACGGAACCAGTGGGACCCACACGACCTTGATCGGCAGGTGGCTGAGTTTGCCTCATCGTTTACCAACGCAAGAGATTTATGGCCCCTCGCCCTTGCCCTCGGAACCTACTACAGTACTCCTGACTCGAAAGGTAAGATCGAACAGATCCGTCAGGTGATCGAGTGCAATGGTGGGGGCGAATCCGTCCAATACGAACTGCAAAAGTTGGGCTGGTGGAACTTCCACCCGTGGAAATCCTACGACAATAAGAAGCAGACTCACTACAACAAAATTGGGTGGTTCACCAACTATCGCACGCGCGCAATGGCCGTCGATACGATTGTGTGTGCGCTCAGGGACGAGTGGTTGGTTATGAATAGTCCTTGGTTTGTGGAGGAGATGGATTCCTTTGAGCGCGACGAAACACGACAGAGCTTGCGGGCCGGCTGGGGCAGTCATGACGACAGAATTATGTCTGTCGCCTTCGCGTTATTCAGCTCGTACGTTGATGAGATCACAACCGACGGACGCAGCTTCTTCACCTCACGCAAGAAGCCCGGTGAGGACGTGCCTGCAGTGACGGGTGTGCGTCCAAGTGATCTTACTCAACAGCTTCTCAAAGAGTTGGGCCAGAGGAGTAATGACCCATACAAAAGTTCCGGCAACTACCGGCCATACTAAATTCTCATTGCTCAACTGATTGATTAAGTAGTAGAGTGTGCGAGATGCGTGACCCATTCAAACCAGAACGTGAGATGCTGACGGCTGAAGAAGCTGCGAAGATTCGTGCGGAGCTTGACGCTAACTGGGAGGCACTCGATGCAAAGTTAGCTGAGGCCGATACAGTAGAGAAACGCCTTGCGCTCACAGACGACATGAATCGCGTGATGATTGACGACCTCTTTGCTCCGTGGGAAGTGAGTTGCCCACTGGTAGCTTATCTGATTAGAAAGCAGGCCGCATGAGCAAATCGTTCTACGTTGCCTGCGATCACTGCCACGGACTCGTACGAGTCGATGACGGCTCCTACTCCACATGCAACGGCACGTGTGAACACTTGGATGCTGACCGCCGCTATCGCAACAGTGAGTCGTCCATGACTGTGTTTCGCTACGCCGATGGACGCATTAGCATCCCTTGGGAACCGAACTCAAAGGTGCCTGCGGGTGCGGTGCGCGAGGAAGTAAAGGGCGCACACAACGTCCGCAAGTTGGAACGCGAAATGGACGCCCACGACCTCAAGCGACATCGCAAGCACAAGGAGTCGTACGATCGCGTGTTTGGTCCCGAGCTGGAAGCGCGGAGAGAGAACTTGAAACACATTGCACGCACGCATGAGCACCCGTTTGGGCGGGCGTTGGCCCAAGCCGCTCTTGACCGACAACAGAGTGGATACTCTACAAATTTTGATGCCGGCAACCACCGAGATTGAGTCCGCCTATGGCCCAACGCCTCCCACAGGAAGAAGACCTTGACAACCTGACTGTACCTCCACGGTATGCGTCAGAGGCATCTATTCTCGGCTACTGCAAGAGCACGATTGAGCGTGGTAATCAATTTCTCATGGGCCAGCCGGCCTACCCGGACATCGCTAAGGGGCGCGAAATTGTGCATGGCATGAACGTGTACAACGAGCAAATTCCAGACAAGTTATCCCACACGCAAGTCAACCGCATTAAAAAGAATATTCGTGAAGAGGTGGCCCTGCTCGCCAACCTACGTCCGACGTGGGACTACACCAGTAATAATCCCCAAATGTATGAGAACCAAGCCAACGTTGTTAATAAGCTACACAATGCGTGGTTCTTTAGTGAGAAAGTGGATCGCTCAATTCGTCAAGCGCTCCAGTACGCTGCCACGGAAGGCACCGGCTACTTGTACATGACCTGGGAGCAGCCAATACGTGAGAAGACGGGACGCATCAAGCTCACGCCGCTCGGCGCCATGAGCTACATCCCCTTTCAACAAGGCTTCGACAACAAGATTCAAAACGCTGAAGTGGGCATCGTGTGCACGGAGATACCACTGGCGAAGGCGCGGCGTACGTACAAGCGACCGGACCTCACAGCGACGAACACGACGGCGACGAATCTCGAACGTGGCGGAGTCAGAGGAATGATTACCAACCTCGTGAGTCCCTTCCTCGCCGCTGGCGGGCCAAACAGGAAGCGAGACAACTCGCTCATGAACACCCCCACGGTGAACATCTATCATCTCTACATCAAGGACGATTCGCTCAATGAGTCGGGGGATGAGATCAAGATGGGGCCACACCTCGCTAACGGGGAGCCTGAGACAAACTACGCCTACACAGTGCCGACGATGGGTCAGCCAATCGCCACGGGCAAGTATGTGAGCACAGGTCGCGTTGATCCCATCACTGAGGAGCCCGTGCTCATGGAGGAGACACGGGAGGCGGCGGCAGCAGATTGTCTCCTCTACCCGAACTTGCGGTACC